TCTGCGTTGCCTTGGACGCCTGTGATCGCCCATAAGGCGCATATTCCGTAAGTGAATATTGATAAAAGTAAGAATCGTTTAAGGTTCATTTAGTAGTCCTCTGATAGGTCCGCAACTGATTTGCGGGTGCTGAAGAATCCCTCCAGCATTGGTTTCTGCATGATCTCTCGGGCCATGAAGGCGCGGTAATTGTTGTTGAATTTGAACTCGCTACTGGGGTCGTTGGTGATCGCGTGTTCGTAGCGCAAGACTTCAATAAGAGCTGCGATGCCGTAATGCGTGTATCCGCGGTGCATCAGCTGGTAACACATTTTGGTGAGGGTCGGCATGACCCAAGGGTTTGCCTCTTTAAAGGCTTCGTATTTGAGCATCTCGGCTGGAACAGCGAGAACGTCAAAAAGGGATGGTTGCATTGCTTCCTCCTGCGGTCGGGGTCCCGCTATCACGGGACGCACTTGGTTGCCAGTCATTAGACCGACTCCCAGACCAAATGTCAAGTCACCGCGCGTCGAGTGTAGGAAAAGCCGCTATGGCATCTAAAACGGCTTGGGGCAGGTTGTCTCCGCAGACATAGCGAATATGCCATGCTTCAGCGTTAGCGCCATTTTTGACTTCCCATGAGAACCCAAATTTGAGCGCGTTGCTGGTGGAGAATCCGTCGCCCAGTAACCATTCGAGTCGTTTGCCTGAAGCTGACGCGACATCTATCGCGAGTCCCCAACCGTGGTTACTCGTACCGGGTGTTCCTGCTGGGGCGAAACCTTGTTTCAGGAACCACACTTGTCCGTTGTATTTGCGGGTCACTTGAGGTTTACGGAAATTGGGTTTGGCTTCGTACCGTTCATTAAACAGGGCGGTTTGTTGGGTTAGTGGGCGGTATGCGCCGACGTGCTTTAGTTCTATTCCGTCAAAATAAGCGGCGAGCTGTAACGCGTTCCATGCGGTGGCCGCGAGGCTGTGCAGTTTGCCGTTCGGTGCTTTGATGTCGCGTAATAGGGCTGGTTTAATTTCGCCGTTTTTTTGACCTTCTAGGTCGGTCGGCATGATTAGGGGTAGTACCGGGTAGTCAGTCATCTTGTTTTTCTCCCTTGTCTTTAAGGCCGTTGGAGGCGAGGATTCCAGACAGTGCCCCGGTCAAAAACAGCATCATGGGCGACAGTAGCGACCATGCACTTTCATCGTTGGGTGACACGTCTAGTGGCTGTACAACAAACAGCAGGCCGTAAAGCAGAGCTGCGGTTGATCCTAGAAAAGCAACGGCGAGAGCAATGCCGACGATAAGAATGAGTCGTGCTTTGATCTCAGAGTTTGTGTATTTCTTCATTGGTCGCACCTTGTGGCTGTTGGTTTAGTTTCGCAGGTGTGTCGAGTGCGGTCGCTACACCCTGTAACGACAAACATCAAGACGACGGCGAGAGCTGCGATCACGGCGAGAGTTTTCATGTTGTCAAATTGTTAATGTTGTAGACGCTATTAATGACCCATGCTTCGTATTCTTCATCAGTCATGAGGCGTTCGGTGTCGTCTACTTGAATGTAGACGGAGTCTTGTGGGTAAAGGGCTTTGTATTCGTCAATCGTCATGATTAGTTCCTTATTCCGTAAACACGAATAGTGCCACCAGTCAAAGTGCCTGCACTTGGTGACAACACAAATTGGCTAAAAGTAGAAGTTGAATCGTAATAACCGCCGTGAGTCACCATGTTTCCACCAGAACATTGACCCCAAATGCTTTTGCGGACAGCAGTCATTGGGTTAGCAACATTGACCACCCAAGACGAAACGCCAGCGGTAGTCGTTGATGATCGAGTCACAAGTAGCCGACCAAGGTTGGATGTTCCTTGAGCAGTTGCTGCTCCTGCGGTGTCAATAAATTGGGCGGCACCGTAATAGCCAGTTGTGTGGGCGGAACTGAATTGAAACACTCCCCAAACGAGCGTTGTGTTAAATGTACCGCCTGTAACGACAATTTGGTAGGCGTCGTAGTCAGTTGAAAAAGCACCTGTAACGGTCACGCTAGACACGGCCGTACCGATCGTCTGTGTCTTGACAAGCCACAAGCCGACAGCGTTCATTTCGGCAGCTGTGAGAACATCACCAGAGTTAAAAGTGGGGTAAGTCATAATGCTCCTTTACCAGCCAAGTCGACTGGTATCTAAAATACCATTTACTGAATCATCAAGAATAAAAGCAGACCAGTTGTACCAAGGCTTCGTCCTGAATGTAACGATCATGTCCTCCGGTGTACCTGAGATCGTTCGGCCTGTTATCACATTCTGTGTTGTCACTGTTGTCGCTGTGCCGACAGGATTGTACTTGAGCTCTAAGCGTTCCCAGATACCAGTCAACATGTCGATCATCTTGAAAAAAGCCTCTTTGGGATCAAATGTAAGTATCGGCTTTATTTGTGACAGTTTGATCGTCAGACCGGTTGGGACATATTCAAGTGTGTTGTATCGGCTGCCAAGTGCGCCAGTCAAGTAGGTCTGCCCTGAGGTAATCAAAAAGACTTGAGGCCATGCAATGACCTTTGTGCCGTAGGTCGTCGTGCTTGCGTCGTTAGCGACAAAGGTGACTCCACCGCTTGTGGCTGTCGTTTGTGCTCCAGTCGCAAAGTCGGCTCTGTTGTATGACGCACTAAGAGTCTGGAATGGGATTGAGCTTGAGTTTGGTGTGATGTCCGAACCGTACACATAGTAAGGGCCGTTACGATCAAACTTGCTCCGTAGTGGCGTGTAGTAGAGAACGATTGATTGGTAAGTCGTGGCAGAGCCAGCAAGTGTTGAGTAAACGGGCCACGAGATCGCTGCGGACGATGGCAAGTGTCGAGTGCTGATTAGGTCTGACACTCCGCCGGCGGTCGGTGTCCCTGAGACTGTTTCAATTGTTCCGTCGTTGTCGCCTATGGACTCAAAGATTCCTGTCGCTGTTCCGCCTAATGTTGGGAATTGCACGTTAGTTAGGACTTGAGCGATCTTAGTAGGCATCGTTTCAAGTGATGTGATGCCGACGATATCGGTGCGTGTTGGGGATGAGAAAGTGAACGCATCAACACATGTAAAAGATGCTTTCGAGTCTTTGTACCCAGAGTCAATAGTGAAGTCGGTACAGATGCCCTCAAAGAGGTAGTAGGTGGAGGCGGTTCCGTCGTCATAGGTAAAATAGAGGAGGAACTTCGCTCCGAACCAGTTAGTCGTGGAAAATGTGCCTCCGCCACTTGGCGTGAACTCGTTCAAGAAATTCTTCATCGTGAACGATGCTGTCGCTGTTCCCATCGTGTAGATACCAGCGTCCAGATCTGTCGTGTACGACAGCATGTAAGAACTCAGATCAACTGTAGAACCTGTCGCCAATTTGACTGACAACGTCGTCGTATAAGTGATCGGGCTTGCCATATTAGCCTCGGAACGCAGTCGGATTTACACTGATCGGTAACGCTCCACGATCACGAATGTACTGCTGAAGAGCTGCGACAACAGCGTTCGGATCAGCACTTGAGACATTGACCGTGATCTGATTACCCATACCCATTCCGCCGGCACGACTAAGCGGTATCACTGCTTCTGGGCCGCGCTCACCGATCATTGCCAATGTTGGACTGGTGACTATGCCACCTTCGGCCAACATGGGGATATCTGGCACGTCGAATCCCTTGCCACCAATAACAGGAACCCATGATGGAACAGTAAAAGACAGTTTGCCTATGGTGCTATTCCACAGTCCTGCAACAGCTCTAAACGCTGCTTTAAACGGTGCAGAAATGACGTCAGCAACAAACCCCATGGTGGCTTTTATGGCGGAATAGATCAGGCTGAACACGTTCATAATGTCATCTTTGAACTTGACGATTGCAAGAATTGCTAAACCAAACGGGCCTGTAATGACTGCGAGAATTAACGGCCAATTGTTTTTGACCCAATCAAAAACGCCTTTAATAGCGCCCCAAACGGCACCGAAAGCGGCGCCAACAACTCTGATGACACCGTCAAAGATTCCGAATTCTTTTTGCAATAAAACAAGGATTGCAATAACAGCAACAATGGCGGCGCCAATTAAAAAGATCGGGTTCGCCAACATGATCGCATTGAACGCAGCTTGAATTGCAGCAAATGCTTTTGTCGTTGCAGCCCATGCTGTCGTCGCAGCATTCACAGCGACAATTGCAATAGCGAGACCGCCAACGACACCACCCAAAACGACTACTAGAGTTGTGTTGTTTTTGACAAAGTCTGCAAGTTTGAGCAGTGACGGTAAGAGTTTGTCGGCGAGTGGTGCGACAGCTGCGCCGATTGACTCCTTGAACTCGCCCATTTGAATTGACAAGTTCTTCATCTTGCCTGAGGTCGTGTTTGCAGCAGTTGAGGCTTGATTCTTAAAAGTGCCAGCAAGACGACCGAACACTTCGTCGGCGTCAGCGCCTTCTTCAATGAGCGAAGCCAGTGCTGGATCTAGTTTTTTGAGGGCTGTGAAGTTGCCGTTGTAAGCCTTGGAAAGTGCATCTGAGACACTGCCCAAATCTTTCCCAGTTCCCGCGGATATGTCGAGTGCGAGAGTGAGCAGATCTTGAGCTTGGGTTACATCGCCAGTGCCTCGCACCAGTTTGTCAAGTGCCGGGCGAAGTTCGTCGTCGGCGACAGCTGCGGCCATAGAAGTCTTGGTGATGAACTGCTCCACGGATGCGATCTGGGCATCGGTTGCGTAGGTGACGTTCTGAAGTGTCAACCCAAGTTTTTCTGCTGCAGCTTCATCTTCGGCAAACGCTTTGACAGCATCAAAAGCGACAGCGCCAAGAGCTGCAATAGCAAGCCCTGCAGGAACTGCTGCTTTCTTGATGGCGAACGCTGCTTTTTGACCGTTGGTTTCAAGTTTCTTAAAGTCGGCAATCGCTTTATCAATGCCCTTGGGATTCCACTCAGAAATGATTGGGAGGTTGATAGCCATCAGTTGAACTCTCTTTGTGCATCAACCATGAACTGGTCAATGATCGGCTTCAAAGCCCGTTCAGTTTCGGCGACCATCTGATCTATGTCTT